GATGCACCTGCTGGGCGGTCATGTCTGCCGCGCTCCTGAGCGTGAGTACGGCAAGACCGAGGTCTTTGTGGACAACAGCAGCAAGATGTTCGAGGATGTTCAGCCCTCCACCATCTGCTGGATGAGCCACAACGACTACATCGAGCAGGCAGCCCCCGGCTTCAAGATCACCGCACACACCGTGAACTGCCCTGTGGCTGCTGCAGAGAACGCCGAGAAGGGCCTGTACGCTGTTCAGTTCCACCCGGAAGTGCTCCACACCGCTGAGGGTAAGAAGATGCTTCGCAACTTCGTGTATAACGTCTGTGGCTGCTCCGGTGACTGGAAGATGGACTCCTTCGTGGAGAACAATGTCAAGGCCCTGCGGGAGCGCATTGGCGACGGCAAGGTGCTGTGCGCCCTGTCCGGCGGCGTGGATTCCTCTGTGCTGGCTGCGATGCTGGCAAAGGCCATCGGAAAGCAGCTGACCTGCGTGTTTGTGGATCATGGTCTGCTCCGCAAGAACGAGAAGGAAGAGGTTTGCTCTGTCTTTGGCCCGGGCAATGCCAACGGCTTTGATATCAACTTCATCTGTGTGGATGCCCGCGACCGCTATTTCAGCAAGCTGGCCGGTGTTACCGAGCCCGAGCGCAAGCGCAAAATCATTGGCGAGGAGTTCATCCGCGTCTTTGAGGAGCAGGCAAAGCAGATCGGCAAGGTGGATTTCCTGGCACAGGGCACCATCTACCCTGACGTTGTGGAGAGCGGCCTGGGCGGTGAATCCACCGTCATCAAGAGCCACCACAATGTCGGCGGCCTGCCCGATACCGTGGACTTCAAGGAGCTGGTGGAGCCCCTGCGCAACCTGTTCAAGGATGAGGTGCGTCAGGTTGGCCGCGAACTGGGCCTGCCTGAGTATCTGGTCAGCCGTCAGCCGTTCCCCGGCCCCGGTCTGGGCATCCGCATCATCGGCGAGGTGACCCCTGAGAAGGTTGCCATCGTGCAGGATGCAGACGCAATCTGGCGTGAGGAGATCGCCAAGGCTGGTCTGGATAAGGAGATCAACCAGTATTACGCCGCCCTGACCAATATGCGCAGTGTCGGCGTGATGGGTGACGAGCGTACCTATGACTACGCTGTGGCCCTGCGTGCTGTGACCACCACCGACTTTATGACGGCTGAGAGCTACAATGTGCCCTGGGATGTTCTGGGCACCGTGACCAGCCGTATCGTCAATGAGGTCAAGCACGTCAACCGTGTGTTCTACGATTGCACCGGTAAGCCGCCTGCCACCATCGAGCTCGAATAATGGAATATAAGAAAATAAAGCGTGTCTACGATTGAAAAATGATGAATTTCGGAAGAATGACATCACTTTGACATCACCTGCGGCAAAAAGCACCTGCTGGATGTGCCGGGAAATGGTAGCACGGTTTATTATCGAAGAATAATTTGAAAGCCCCGGAAAGTAACGAGAAATCGAAACTTTCCGGGGCTTTTTTGACATCATGACATCACAAAACAGACCGTGACATCACCTGTTTTCGGCCTAGCCGAGTGACATCAAATCGGATTCATCGTCATTGGAAGAGGGGGAGCCGATGGCCTCCAGCTTTGACACAAGCTCCTGCTGCTTGTTGGGGTACAAATGGGCATAGGTTCGCATGACGACGGGAACGGTGTCGCCGATTCGCCTTGCTACCAGAACGACGGAGTAGCCCAGCTCAATGCAGAGGGAAACATGACTGTGTCGCAGGTCATGAACGCGAATATCCGGCAGATAGGTGAGCTGAGTGCAGCGGGTCAGCTCCTTGTTGAGCGCTGTGCACGTCATGTAGAATACGCGGTCGTCCGGGGTCAGCCCGTAGAGCCGGGAACAGTAGGTGCGGAACTCTTCGGCCAACCAATGCGGAATAGGCACATTGCGGTTTCCGCCTTTCTTGCTGTTCTTAGTGGGGCCGAAGATGTCCTGCCCCTTTTTTCTGTGGTAGGTCTTGTAGATGCGCAACTGGTCATCATCGGTCAGGTCTTTGGGCAACAGCGCCAGCATCTCGCCCTCGCGGCATCCCGTCCAGAACAGGATATCAAATGCCAGAAGATAGGCCTCGTTGCGGAATTCTTTCCGCAAAAGCTCGTACTGGTCTTTCGTGATGATAAGCATTTCTCCGGCGACGGAGGAACCCATGTAGCCAGCGGCATCGCACGGATTGAAACGCAGGCCGTAGAATGTCTGGGCATAATTAAAGAGGGCGGTCAACTGTGCGTGGATGGTGTAGAGATATGTTTCCGAATATGGGAGGCCAGTGGCTTCGCCCATCTCTTTTACTCGCTGTTGCCAATCTCGAATATCAAGAGCGGTGATCTCATTCATTTTCCGGTTTCCGAGAAGCGGAACGATTTTGGTGTCAAAAACATTTCGCTTGGTGTCCATTGTGGTGTCGCGGACATGGTGCTCCCGGTCATTGAAGTACAGCTCCACAAAGCTGGCAAGAGTCATGTCACAGCTCTTGGCTTTTTGCAAATGGAATTCGCGCTCCCACTCTTGCGCTTCACGTTTGGTTTTGAAGCCGCGCTTACGCTTCTGCTTTCGTTTCCCGGTGAAATCAGCGTAGCGAAACTGGCAGTACCATGTGCCTGTTTTTTCGTCCTTATAGCAGGGCATTAGAATATACCTCCTGACGTGTTTAGAAATCCCCGACCATTTTTATAATGGCCGGGGTCTTTTTTATTTGGCGATGATGGAATTGAAATCGTCGATGTGCTCTGAATTGCTAAGCATGAGACATAGATTCAAACCAGCAGGGGAAGAGATGCGCAGTCGGCCGCATTCACAGATGGAGCACTGGTGATTGTTTTTATAGCGCTTATCACGGGATCCGTCTGCATTTACCTTGAGCCACGTTTTGCTGACAACCTTAGCATCCGCCGGGATTTCCATTTCAGAGGAATCCATGATTGGGTGAATGATGTCGGCGCAGTAATCAACTTCATCTGCATCGTAGGCACTCAGTTTTCCGTCGTGAAGATAGAATATCTTATCGGGGAGAATATAGAACGATTCCTTCTTTGACAGAGCTGCAGAAAAATATGGAACATTGGTGCTGAGGTAATAGGGGAGCTTCGGCATTCCAAGGAGCTTTTTGGGGAGAGTTGCTTCGCTGGCTCCTGCATTTGTTTTAGTGTTGTGTCCCTTTTCTATCTCCGTGACATACCATGCGGCATCGCAAGCGAATAGTTCTCGCCATGCGTGATACCAATCCTCATAAGCGGCACGTTGTTCATCAGAGAAATCGTATTCCAAATTCACTTTGGCCTTATAATGAACAAACAAGAATGCAGAGAAAGAGAGGATTGTTAGCAGGAGCCGCTGTGGCGTGTGAAGAACAATGAAAGCCAATAGGCTGACGGTGCCAATTATAAAGAACGCTTTGTTGAGAAAACGGACTAAGTGGATTTGTTTCATAAGCGCCGCAAAATCGGCGTCCTTGTAGCTGTTCCGATCAGTGGACTGTATGACCTCCGTTTCAAATGCTGGGGGCTGCGTAGAAGATCTTAGAGTCTCGGCGCTGCGGATAGATTCCTCTGAAACATAGCTGATTCCGGTTCCGGGGATGGACGCCGTTTGCCTGATTTTTCCGTTGGCCGTTTTGGTGATTCGGTATCCGGGAACGCCCCACGAATACCCAACTCCACTTCCTGAAATATTGATGCGAAAGCCGCCGCCAAGACGAATGCTTTTTCTGTATCTGAATCCCATAACCTCACAACCCTTTCTGTTATTTATTCACGGATTTCGGTAGATGGCTGGAATCTGCTTGTAAGCTGTCTTACTCTTTCCAGTGGCGCGCTTGCGCCGGGAAGGAGTGAGAAGATGCCTGCATCGGATGAGCGCTCCAGACATGGAAATGTGCTTGATGATGTTCTTCGGGAAGAAATCAAGGATTTAACCCCGGAACAGGTCAAGCGGGTGCTTGAGTACATCGAAACGCTGAAACAGCAGTAACGAGCACCGATGGCGCGGACAGGCCCTCTTTGGGAGCCTGTCCTTTTGTTATTCGCGCAGGAATTTGACGAAGCGGACGTACTCTATTACCTTGCGCATTTCATCATCTGTCAGATCGTGCGTGGAGTCCATGAGCCGCCTCTGCAAAGCGGAAAGATTCGACTCCGGGAAATCCACCTCCCCCCGGAGATAGGCTTCAGACACGCCATAGCGGGCGGCAATAGTGGCGATGTCCGAAGCGGTAGGAACAGATTTTCCCGCTTGCCAGCTCGCAACAAGGGTTCTGCTTTTCCCGCACAGGCGCGACATAAAAGCGCCCGATGAACCGTAATGTTCCATCAAATCGACAATGCGTTGGACAGTAATCGTCATCCTTTTTACCAGCTTTCTTTCTGAAATCTTGTGTAATACGCTGAAATCCAACACTTGTTAGATTTGCGGTCTTGTCGTCTAACAGGTGTTGGATTATTATATAATCACAGTCAAACATTTGTTGGACTGCATGAGCAACAACGGAGGTCGAAAAAATATGAAAATGGTAACGTACAAAGTGCTCAGCAAAGCAATGCGGGAGCTGACAGGGCAAGTTGCAGAGCTGGATGAAGCCATTGAAATCCGCTTGGTGTTTGGCGAAAAAGTTAAAATCACCATTTCGATGGACTGGGCAACAATGGATGCAGCACGGGCCGCAGAACTCGCTGAGCATCTGGCAAAGGCGGCGGAGCTCGTGAACAACTTCAAGTACGCTGGTTATACGATTGTTAGATAAGGGGAATGGCCATGAAGTATTCAGACATCAACAAGATGTTCACGACAGAGGTGAACAAGTATTTGGCGCAGGGGTATCGCTTCAACACCGCAAGCATGAATGGGAGTCAGGGTGAACTGGCCAAGGTCGATTTGACCAACGGAACTGAAATCATCCGCATTGTGGCCCGCACTTTTTCCAAGGAGTGGGATAAGCAGGGCGTCGAGCTGTTCGTTGGCCGCGTGGCCGAGAAAGAGGGCATTCGGCCGGATGTGGCCTATTGCGTCAACACAATTTGGAACGGACGCTTGGAACAAGTCAGCAGCCAGCGGTTCTACGAGGTGAGCGGCTACGGAGATCCCGACAAGTTCTATGGGACGGAAGCGGACGCCGAAGCGGTCAGCAAAGTCCGTATGAGCCGCTATGCGCAGAGGCCGAATCGCAAGGCTAAGGACATGACCAACGCTGAAACCATCAAAATTGCTGTGCGGTTCATTCGCCGGAAACTTGGCATCAAGAACGTGGACAAGAAGCGCATTGAAGTGTTCCGCACGCCTGACCATCGGCACATCATCAATTATCGCGGCAAAGCATATCAGCTCAACAACAAGGAGGTTTGACTATGTATTGTAACAAGTTTTTCAGAACCGAAGAGGAAGCCAAGGCTTTCAAGAAGTCTCACGGCGGGGCGCTGTACAAGAACATCAAGGGGAGTCACACCCGGCAAGCGTACCGGGTAGAAGCGATGATGGCCGTGCAGGGCGGCTGGCTCCGCAGCACAGAGACGGATACGTACCCGTTCTGCGTTGCATGGAATGGCAAGCCGCTGTCGGCAGGAAAGGAGATTTAAGCCATGAAAGCATTAAAAATTGAGCCGGGAAAGGCCCCGGAACGCATTGACATTGACAACGAACTTGAAGCACTGCAAGACGCTGTGGGCGGCTACATTCAGGTGCTCTACCCGGACCCGCACCGCCCGGTGGGCCTGGTCTGCAATGAGGAGGGCAAGTGCTGCGGGCTTGAACTGAACAGAGCCTTATACCAAAACGGTAAGCCCTACGACATCATTGCCGGCACGTTTTTGGTAGTTGGGCTCTCGGCAGAGGACTTCACGGATCTGCGGGAAGAGGATGCAGCATATTTTGAGAAGTTATTCCATTCGCCGGAGAAGTTTAAGTACTTCGCAGGGCGGCTGGTCATTTCCAAGGTGGTTTCTGGCGGGGCTTGATGGCCCCGCTTTTTTCGAGAAGCATGTGAAAACAAGCAAAACAACCAAATGCTTGATTTGATAAGCAAAACAAACAAAACAAGCTGTTAATGTAAATGTTAATGTTAATGATTATGTATGAAGACTATCGTCTTCATCACGCGCGGGCGCGCGTTATATAGCCGATGACGACGAATCCAACTGATGAAGAACGGGGTCGTCGGTGCGGCCAAGCAGGTAGTCAATGGAACAGTCTAGCCTATCAGCAAGAAGCATAAGAGTTTTTCCTGATGGAGGATCCTCTGCATTTTTCCAGCGTGTAACAGCACCAGAAGAGATGCCCAGTTCCTTTGCGATTGGGTTTGGCTTTGTGCCTCGTAGAACGCACATCTGATAGAATCGCTCCCAAAATATCAAAAGTAAGACCTCCTTTTTGTGCAAAAGCATGAATCTCACCAAAATGAGATTGCCGCATTGCTATCTCATAAAAGTGAGATTATAATATATCTAACAAATGGTTCAAACACCTGTTAGATAGAAAGGACAACGCTATGAGACTTCTTGTTGAGTATACCTCGCATGGCCGCGGCCCGGCAGCGCCGCAGACTTACACCACCACGCTGGACATTGTGGACGATGTGGCGGAACGACTGTTAAAGGCCAAGACGCCGTACACGTTCCGGGAACGGAAGCGCTGCACGCGGGAAGCTCTGATCCTTGCATTCCTGATTTACGACATCGAGAACCTGCAGGAACGGAGCTTCGGAGACAACGACCAGATTTTGAGCATCCGGCAGGATAGCCGGAACTGAGGGAGGGCCACACGATGAAGTTTGTAGCACCGATGGACACATGGGAGATGGTAGGCGGGAACCTGCCACCCATCCGGGTTCGCGCCCGGTCGTTCGATGAAGCCTTGAAGAAAGCAAGGCTTCGCAACCCCGGCTATTGCGCCGGCTGGGTCGTTGAGGAGGACTGAATGATAATGCTGAGCATGACAGAGACCGATTACGAGAACTGGCGTGATGACCTCCGCTGCGGCGGACAGGAGGAGTGCGACAACCAATACACCGCGGCTTCCCTCTATGCGGGAGGCTGGCGGGCAGATGCCCTTCCTGACCTGATCGAGCAGTTTAACTTGACCGGCGACGAGGCCGAAAGGATTTACAACGAGCTGCTCGATCTTGAGCGAAAAGCCGAAAGTGAGGAGAACAAAGCATGAAAAACATCAAGGTTGAATGGTGCGAGAACTTCATCCGAGCGGCTTTTACGAAGCACATGCCGCCTCAGTTGAAGAATCCTGGCATCGAGGTGGACTATTTCTGGACGCTGGCGGAGAGGGCGGGCCTGTGGGTGTGTGGCACATACGGCTCGCC